GTCTGCGCCCAGGTAACAGCCATTGATTACCTTATGCGTTCCCTGCCGTGAGGGTGAAGGTCGAAATGGTCACGGTCTGACCGGCGGCAATCACCTTGTTATCCAGACTGATATCGCCCGATCCTTGATCTACCGTTCCCTGCGCCTGACAGGTCACGCCGTCGTTCTTGAAAATACGGAACCAGTCCGCAGTACCGGCGGCATCCGCTGAACTATCAGACCACGAACCGGCTATTGCCTTCGTTCCAGCGTTTGCCGCGCCCATCCAGTCCGCCGGTAGGGTCAGGGTCGCCAGGACGGTTCCCGTAATGGCTGCGCCGCAGTTCGCGGGCGCAGCCGCGGTCAGGTCGTATATTTTAAGGATGGCCGTTCCGCCGGTATCACTCTCGAAAGCGTCCAGTTGGGCGTTGCGTACAGTAGTACCATACTGAAGAGTCATTGTTTATCTCCTATCTAACACCGATTCAGACTCACCCGCAGCTTTTGCGGTGCTGCCCTTCTCGGCTTTGCCGTGTTTCTCGTCGAGTAATTTCCGCAGTCGCAGAATTTCCGCAACCGCAGCATTCTCGCGCGGGCTTTTTGAACTGTTGCCCATCAGGTCATCAATCAGAATATCTTGTAAACTTTTATCACTCATGTAATACCTCCGTTAAATACTGGCGCATTTGCGCCAGGCGCATCGAACTATCTCCCATCCCATGCCACGCTTCAATAACAGCATCCTCAACATGCGTTCCGGCGTAAATGCAGGAGTTCCATTTATTATCTATTGGAATAATGACATCCTGCCATTTCGGATCACGCGCCATCTTATGCGCCTCGCCCTGTTCGTACCATGGAAACTCGGTCGTACCCGGATAGCGCGTCAACCATTCGTCCACCAACGCGTGTACGCGCGGGGTGTTCTGCATAAGCATAATCCCCACGTTCAGATGCGGCCCCGGAGTTCCCGGCCCTGTATGCAGTACCATCCCCAACCCTTCCGGGCATCCTTCGCGCAGGTCAGTATTCATGTCTGCGATCATAGCGTCTGCATCTATCCAGATTACGAATTTATACCCATCTGCGAGGGACAACCGGACGAGTTCCAGTTTTGCCCAACCGCCGTTATTAGGTTTGAAGTCTGTCCTGACTTCTCCACGCACCACCAGGTAGTCCATGTTCCACTTGTTGGCATAGGCCAGATGGCGTTTATAGACCAGGTCCAACATGGCGCAATAAGGTTCGTTCGCCGGCCATTCATGACGTTTATACACCTGCTGAATGATTACCGCGTCCCTCATTTCGCCACTCCGTTCAGGACGAAATCCGTCTTGTTTTCGGCGGCGAGTTTTTCCTCCAGATGGGCAATGACAGGTTTCCAATACTTCTCAAAAATCTTATCAACGTCATAAGCCAAAGCGCCCTTTCTGGCGGCCTTCCTGTAATTCTGATTACCTTTCATCTGGTAGGCAGCTTCCAATTTCTCGACGATAGCACCTACATGCGGTTGAAACATATATGCCTGCAATCCGCCCCATTGTGGGGATGTGTCTTTTTTATCAACCTTCCAACCAGAAAAACATAATTCGGGCATGGAAGTCCAGTCGCCAACTATGACGGGCGTTCCACAACTCTGCGCTTCAATGATCGGTATCCCGAAACCCTCCCCGCATGAAACCAGTAAATGCACATCCATCGCGGTATATAGTTTCGCCATCATTTCATCGGTGTAGCCTAGCAAAAGATTATATTGGTCGGGGAATATTACATCCTTTCCAATAGTCAACCCTTTGAAGAGGCAGTATGCCACTAGGTCTACTTGTTCGCCACGCTGCGGATGACCCGTAATGGAGTGGATATACATCAACGTATCCGGGTGCTTTTTATGCAGTTCTGCGAACGCGTCTATGTTCTGCCAAAACGCTTTGCGGGGCGGGTCGCCTTTATTGGCCGCGACCATTCCGACAATGAAACGGTCTTTATCGAACATGCACGCGCCCCGTTCATCGTCAGACATTGCGGTTGGTTTGTAGACGTTCGTCTCCACGCCACAGGGGACATAGTCGCAATCCATCCCGGCTTCGTTTATCTTCTCCACGGCGAACTTACTCATTGCGATACGGTGATAAGCACGACGCGCAACATCAGCCACGGGCAGTGGAATAGGATCGTGGTCAACGGGTATCCACATCGCCCATCGGCTTTGAATGTCAGCGCCCTGCATAACCCATATATCCATCAACGATATCATTATGTCCGCCTGAAAGTTTGAGGTATGCGCATCACAAACATCAGCACAGAACGGGTGAAAGGCATTACCGTACACCTTTACGGCACCCACATTAAGCGGCGCACCTTGATGACCGTAGTTGGCAATAACGGCTATTGGGTATCCTGCGTCAATAAATCGTTTGGTAAAGTGCCGGGTCTGGCAACCATAGCCAGTTAGCGCCCAAGGCGCATTGGAAAGCCATGTAAATTTCACTATTTACACTTTCTGGGGCGGCGGCTTTTATACCGCCGCCCCCTAATCGATCAGGTTATGCGGAGCAACCGGCAATACTTACGCCAAAGGTCGGGCGGAAGACAGCAACGTTGAACACCATCGAGGCGTTCAACTCGGTCACACCACCACCAATGGAAGCGTCGCGCTGTGCTTCGATACGGAAGGCGCGCCGGATGTCCAGTAGTGCGGCTTCTCGGCTGAACAGACAACCGTAAGCAGTACCACCAGCGGCGCCGATACTCTGAGTAATATTAGCATCGACATAGAAGTCGATGTTAGCCCAGGAGGCCTGGTAGAATGCCCCGCCCAATTCCTCCATCAATTTCTGTGATTGGAACAAGGTCGGAGGGGTACCGGCGGACAAGTCATACCACTGCCGGGGTGCAAGAACGCACTTATAAGGTCCGGGGGCGAACTTTGCCCGCAGGTTGGAGGCTTGTTTCAACAGGCCCGCCCAAGTAATGGCAATGGTGCCTGCCAGGGTTCCGGCGGTGAAGTTGGAAGCGGTAGCAAACAAACCTACCAACGCGCTGTCTACACCAACTGCGGCCAACTGGCCTAGATCGCGCCCAGCATCGGCTGCGACGCTGAACGGGTCGGATGCAAGCCGTAGATCAGACAGGGTATAAGTTGCGGCATACAGCGCGGGCGTAACCGACCCGGCTGCGTTAGGGGTGAATGCCTGCGAACTGGAGGCGGTATCGGTTGCTTCGGTTACAGTACCGAAAGTCCCGCCAGTATACGCTGACCAAACACGCTGGTTCATGCCGGTGCCACTGAAATTGGCAACCATCGGAGCCATAACGCTCTGCTCACGTGCGGTCAGTAAAGCGATCTCGTAAATGTTATTCAGGAACGAACTGATCGAACCTGAGGTGTTGATAACGGCCATGATCTATCTCCTTTATTCACCGACCAGGAATACCCCCCCTCCCTTCAAAGCGTCACCCTCTCCAAATAGACTTACATCCGGGTTCAGGTGCAATCGCTCTTTCTTTTGCGCCAGGGTTTCTCCCTGTTGCGCGGCAGCGGGGTTGGTCGGATTGATGGTCGGATTCTGCTTCTTGGCAGGATCCGCTTTAGGCAATGCCTCGAGTAATTTAGCGGCGTCTGCGCGCATTGCATCTTCGTCGTCGCCTTGTAAGCGTTCTGCAAGGATCGCGGGCAGTCCGATTTCGGCTGCTACTTTTTGACGAATGGCTTTACGTTCGCTTTCGGCGGCTTTACGTTCAGCCGCATCGGCGCGTTCCGTGGCTTTTTGAAGCTCGGTTTTTTCTGCGTCCGCACGTTTCTGCTCGGCATCCTCAAGTTGTGCCAACCGCTTGGCGGCTTTTGTCGCCTCCTTCTCCATAGCGGTTGCTTTTCCCTTCCAAAACTCCGCATCTTTCACGGATTCGGGCGGGGTTGATTCTGGTGCCTGTACTTCTGGTTCGGCTTGTGCAGTCGTTAGAGGTTCAACGATTGCGGGGGGCGTAGTAACTTCTGCGCCGGTGGGTTTAGCCATTTCATATTCTCCTTTTCTAGGTAATGAAAAAGCGCACCTGTGTCAAATCGACACAAGCGCGCCATTCCTGGGGGGCTTACAATTACACTCTATTATACTACAAAATCAATTGCATAGATGCTTCTTCTTGACAGCCTCCGCAAGTGCCACAAGGCAACGATAAACTATTAACCAGAATTCGCGATCAGTCATTTTGATATTTTTCTTATCCGTCGAAGTAAACGCCTATGCCAGGGCAGTTTCTTCTTCCACGGCATTTCCGGCATCTGTCCGAAATATAACGGCTTTGTTATATTGATGGGATGTTTTTTATCAGTCATTGCTTATCAAATCCTTTAGCGGAGTAACGGTTTTCATATTGCCGTAGACATCGTTCGGAGTGTTCGTCACCAACTGGCTGAATTCAAATTGACCATCCTTCCACGCCTCGTACTTTGTATCGCCCATAATGCCGCGTTGGGTCGCTTCGTCCTGTTCGTTGAACCAGTCCTCCCCGCTTTGCATTTCAACAGACTGCCCCATGACAATTGGAACCGGACTGCACCTACAATTATAGTGACCGTCCAGCACTTCATCCAGCGTGTGTTCTGTTCCGTTCTCGGCTATACACGCCTCGCATGTTAATTCGTCCAGTTCCGCCACCCACTGCCATCCTGTCACAACGTCTGAATTAGCTACATAATTAGCGCGGGTCGCCTCCCGATAAGCATATAATTGGGCGGTTCGGGCGGTCCTTAGCGCATCCACCAACCCACCGCCAAACGCACTCTCTGCCGCAGACATTATCAGTCGGGCGGTCTGGCGTGGGTTTACGCCCATCCCTATTGCATCCAAGATCGCATTACTCACCGCCTCTGCGTGGAATGGTGCAAGTTTATCCAACCTCTGGTACAGCGCTCCGGCAGGGTCAAGGAACGTCAGCATCTTGTAAACCGCCTCGATGGGGATACGGTCGAATGGAACACGGATAAATTCGTGATTTCCAACCATGAAATTCAGCATATTCCACGCATCCGCTTCGCCTAATTGTGCAGCTGCGAGGGCCAACGGTTGGAGGTCGGTGCGCAAATAGCCCGCGAAGTCTCCCAACTCACGCTGTATGGCTTCCTGTAACCGAATAAAGGCGCCCAGGCGGCGTACCTGCGCGGCGGTATACGTTCCTTTTGCAATAACATCCGCAAGGGCTTGAGCAAGCGGAGTAATACGCCCATACATCGCCTTATATGCAGCAATAATTCTGGACATAGCGGCCGCGTCTTGTTGGGCAAGCGCGGCGCGGTATTGCGAAACTAGATCAAGAACAGTCTTTGGATTAGCGGCCATCGTCCACCTCACACGCAAGCATGAATAAATAAGTATAGTATTTCGTTCCGGTAAGAACGTGGCGTTTATAATCCACCACGCGCAACCCGGAACGTCTTAACATCATTTCGATTGATTTTTCGGTAAAGAATGTAATATGCTCGTGCCAGGATGTTTTCGCGGTATAGTCCATAGGCCCCATTGGTATCTCGAGATAAAGGATGCTCCCCATGTGAGTTATGATTTCTTCTAAAGTTTCCAGCGGATAAGAGACGTGTTCCAATAGGTTGCTGCATATTATCAGTTCATAAATCCCATGCGGTTTATCCACCTTTTGTCCGCATTTTACCTTGTCGGTTCCAATGTCGTAAACGTCTATGGCATGTCCTTTGAATGGGGTATGACTTCCATCCCCGCCGCCGTAATCCAATATTTTTGTCCAAGATGAAATATACGGGGATAGAAACTTCTCGATCTCTTTGATGTAGTTCTGTTCCGTGTCTTTGCGTTTACCATATCCCGGTTCGTATTTCTCACGTTGGGCTTTATATTCCTTCCCGCGATAACCAGCATAAAGTCTTTGCATCTGCTTCGCGGTAAATCTTTCATCCGAGAATAATGCGCCGCATTCCTCACACTTCACAGAGTAACATAACTTCATTTCTTCCCCGAATATCCGGTTGGCAACGAACGGGGCAACCACCGCGGGGTGTTTTGTTGTAAGGGGATTATCGCAACAGACGCAGTTCATTTTATCCTTTCTAATAGTTCTTTCCGGTATGGATCTACATCATCCAGGCAACTCATCGTCTGCCAGCAGTTGCCACATGCTTTATTCCCGCCGCGTTCCCCGCGCAAATGCATCTTGCGGAACTCGTTGAACTTCTCCCCATTCCAAATCTCTTTGAGTGTGTTCTGGTTTATGTCACCCATCACATTAACCCAGCTCCAATCCTCATTGCAGGGCTGGACTAATCCATTCCAGTTTATCGTCATCTGGTACAGCGGCCACGCGCACGCGATACGTTTTACGTTTGGAACGCCATCGAATGTGTTGGGTTTCTTGCCCAATGTGAAATCTTTTAAATCCGTCCTGGACCAGCCATGTAAGTTCTCAACCGCAATATAATCGCATATCGGTTCAAAGTCGGAGTAGAACTTCGAGATTTCATCTTCTGTGAAATTAACGTTCGCCATCTTGATATATATTTTCGTCCTATCGCGGTGACTGAACAGATAATGAATATTGTCAACGAACTTGGGATAATCTATTACCGCGCCGGAGATGCGTTTATATCCTTCGGCATTCGGGGCAATGACGCTTATCTTTATCATATCGAACTTGGCTTCTATAAGCCTATCAGATATGCTTGGAGTAAGTAAAAGTCCATTGGTGGCAGTCCACATCTTTTCACAGAACGCGCGTAGTTCCTTCGCCATTTCTGGATAATCTTTATTAACCAGCGGTTCCCCATCTTTGTAATAGTTGATATGTTTTATCTTCCCAAGTTCCTGCAAATCAGATAATACCTTGAAGAATGTAACCCAGCTCATCACGCCCATCTTGCGCCCGACTGACTTTATCAGCGCGGGATCGCCGGTGGGGCAAAACGCGCAATGGATATTACAGGCGTTCGTCGGTTCGATATAAACCGAAAGCGGCGCGGCAAGTGGCACTAAAGTTTGGAGTGGGACGCGTTTGTGGTCGCGCAAGTCAGCGCCTTGTATTCTATCTGCCACACCAACCTCCATCCACAAGATAATCCGCGCCAGTCATGTAACTGCCTTCATCCGAGGCAAGCAACAACATCAACGGTACAACCTCCTCCGGCAATCCAACGCGTCCAACCGGGATACGCCCAATATTGGTTACGTCTATCTTCAGCATGTCCGTCTGGATAAATCCGGGGCTGATACAGTTCACGGTAATTCCACGATCCGCCCACTCATTTGATAAGCATTTAGTTAATCCAATAAGGGCATGTTTTGAGGCGCAATAAGCAGAGATGTTTCTAGATCCGTTATGCCCCGAAATGCTGGAGATGTTGATAATCCGCTTACAGCCCATTCTCATCGCCTGACACGACAAGTCGAATGCGGCAGTAAGATTAACTTCCATAATGCGCCCCCAATCTTCAAGGGATAGATCAAGGGCTGACTTTATGACGTAAATACCAGCGTTATTTATCAGAATGTCACAGCGCGGGATAATATCAACTCTCTCGGATGGGATGGATAGATCACACGGGCAATAGCAGATTTCGATGGGCAAATCGCCTCTGGTGAGGCTTTTGGCAATAACGGTAACGCTTGCGCCCGCGTCCATGAGCGCAAGGGCGAATGCGCGCCCGATCCCGCGTCTACCTCCCGTGACTACCGCTATTTTTCCGTCAAATCGTGCCATGATATTTGCTCATCCTCTTCTATGTCGCGTATCGCAATAAGTCCAAGAA